TCTTACTTAAGTCAATTACTTTTAAGATTGGGTGAAGATGCTTCTAATTATTTTCAGTTCCAATATGACGATGCGAATAATAAGGGGATAATAAAACTTAATAGTGGCTCTCAAGCGGATTTTGAAGCTAATGAAATAATATTAAACAAACCGACAACGGTTAGTCAAATAAACACTAACGACATAATTTACCCATCCATCGTGGTTAATGACGAGGATGGCTCCGCGGTCACCATAACAATCACAATAGCAAAGCTTGATGATGGCCAACCGGACAATCTAAGAGCAAGTGTTAAATGGTGGCTTTCACAAACTCAATACGGGACACCTGAAGAAATGGGTGTTCAGCAATCTATTTCTTATAACAATGGTACACAAATAAGACCTACGGGTAGTGATCCGGTTGATGGAGAGGAAAACAAAAGCCAAACAGATGATTCAGGACTAATTGAGATATTAATTGAAAATTTGAGATCGACTCCGGCGGATACCTGGTATATTATGGTTGAAATTCAGGGAATAGTTTATACTGAAACATTTGACATTAATAATTATGTGATTCCATAAAAGATGTGACTTTTAAAAATGAAAGAAAAACTTCAATGGCTCGAAAAAAAGCCTTTTGATTTTAGCTGGATTAAATCTCTGATTGTGTTATCAATATTTATGATATTTCATGCCAATTCACAAATCAGAGAACACGACATTGAGACCTGGTTGCCATTTTGGGTTAACACTGCTAAAAATTGGTTTGGACTTCCTGAAGCATATCCTTTTAAGATTATCGACGGTTATCATATTTTTAAGGGATTGGGATTTATTATTATAGGATATTATTTTAAATCGACTTCAAACTGGAAATATGAAATTGTTAAATGGGTTATCGCATGGTTAGTATTTGATTTATTCTATCATGTAATATTTATTAAATTTTAAAACGACTTAATAAAAAGGAGAAGCCATGAAAAAATTATTAGTTTTAATTTTAATCATGTTTTTAAGTTTTACTGCTTTTGGCGGTAAATTTGGTTTGGGCGTTGCATTATCCCCTTTTCAATTTCGATTGAATGAGGACTGGTCGGCTGGTATTAATCCTATTTGTTTTGGAATTACCTATGAGGTTGTAAATAAATTTCCTTTAGGATTGTATATACAGCCGATTATTAGAAAAGTAAGCGATGAAAATGAAAGCTCTTTTGCGGCGCTTCTGCATATTCCTTTATTTTATAAATTTGGAATGGCTTGCGGTGCTGAGTTATGGAATGGAGAAAAGCAGGGCGGTTTAGTTTTTCCTTTTAGAAAGGACAGAGAATTCATATCATTGACTTATCGAATATGGGAAAATAATTAAAGGAAATACATGGGAGAAAACCAGGGATTAAATCACAAGCAATATGTATCTCTTTGGCATTACATAGAAAGACTGATTGATGAACGTCAAAAGCAGATTGACAATAAATTTATTGAACTTGAAAAAGCCTCAAATATAGCTTCAAAAGAAATGGAACGCAGGCTTGAGGGATTAAATGAATTAAGAAGTGATGTAATAAGTGACAGAGCTGAATTTGTTAAGACTGAATCTTTTCGCTTACAAATATCAGGAATTGAAAAAGCCATTAATGAATTTGAAAAACGCATAACAATTATTGAAACCCGATCAATAACCTGGTCGGCAGCTATTTTAATCTTTTTAGTGATTTTGCAAATTATACTTAAATTTTTTGTTTAAATTTCCTCCCAAATAAATACCCCAAATCAATGGCTGGAGGCTGCTACGACACTGGCAGCCTCTTTTATTTTTAAAAAACTGATTTCCGATTCTGTGACTTACGTCACATTTTTATTCTTATTAATGTCGATATTAATAGCGAGATGAAGATAGAAACCAAACATAAGGAGAAAGACAAGGGATTGATAATGAAAGAGACAGATTATAAAAAAGCTCAGTTAAAACATAGATCGGGTCATTACTATTTTTGGAGAATCGATAGAAGCGTCTGGTTATTATCAATCGGCACAGTTGTAATCAGGGAGGGTAACGAAAAAGACATAAAAGATTATTATAACAAACTGATCAACAATGAGCATCACTAATATTAACCCAAATGCATCTGTAACCATCGGTTACATTGATTGTAAGCGGTTTGAAAGTAAAACATGAAATATCACTCAAAGACAGAGGTTAAGCGTTTATATCGCAAATTTGAATCATGGAGAAAAGTAGCAGAAGAAATAGGATTTGGAACTGGTGCTTATTGGAATCTTATCGCATCCGGCAAACGGCAAATTTCAAACGATGCAAAGAAAACCTTGAAACAATATTTAGGAATTAAATCAAAGAGCAATCTGATAATGATCTCTGCAAGAATTGACAAAGGGCTTTACAAAAAACTAAACGATTTAAAGGGCAATCGCTCAAAACATATTCAGAAAGCATTGGAGGATTGGTTATCAATCAAATGAATTACCCACACGTAACAGAAATCATCCGCTCCAACTTTGGCGAAAATCCTTTCTGGACCTCAAAAGATAGAGACAAAGGAACGGCACTTCATAAGTGTATTAACTTAATAGCACAAGACAAATTGAATTGGAATACGGTAGATTCACAAATCTACAACAAAGTAATTGCCTTCCAGAAATTTCTTGCTGAAACCGGATTATGGATTTCAAGGACATTCACAGAAGGGTTGATTTCTAAAAGATATGGATTTGTTGGGACTCCCGATGCTTTGTTATTGCCTTCCGGGAATGGTGTTTATACTTTGGTTGATTGGAAATCCAGCATTGAGAAATATGTTGATTTTCAATTAGGCGGTTATCTAATACTTTTGGAAGAGGTTTTGAGGATTAGACCGGATATAGCTTGTGCAGTTGAATTAAAAGATACAGGATATTATAATATCCGTTGGGTTGAGGATTTAAAAAGAAAAAAACGGCAATTTTTACATTTATTGGCAGTTCACAATATTAAAAAGGAGTATGGCTATGAATAAAGATTTAGCTGTAAATACAGAGAAATTAGAAGTTGAAATTTCTCCAGTCTTAGACAAGGCGAATCAAATTCAGGTTGCAAGTCCGCAACAATATGAATTTGCTGGTGATTTTCTTAAAGAGATTAAATCGGCTCAACAGAAAATTAAAAATTTCTTTGGGGATATAAAAGCGAAAGCATACGCAACATGGAAGGCTATCAGTTCTCAAGAGCAGAATACCCTCCAGCCTTTTGTTCACGCTGAGGCGACCATTAAAAACAAAATGGTAATATTCAGGCGAGAAGAAGAGCGAAAGCGGATAGAAGAACAAAGGCGATTACAGGCGATTGAAGATGCTAGTGCAGAAAAGGAACGACAGCGAAAACTCAAAGAAGCAGAGAAACTTAAAACATCGGAACTTAAAGAACAGAGGATGCAGGAAGCCGAAGAAATTGTAGCTCCGGTTATGACGGTCCAATCAAATGTACCGGAGATTAAAGGTCAAAGTCTCAGGGATCATTGGGTAGGAATAATAAAAGACCCGCTTGAATTTATTAAAACGATTGCCAACGAGAAACCGGATTTGATTTACATGATTGAAATTAAACAAGGGAAGTTAAATCAATTCGCACAGAACACAAAAGGCGAGATTCCCTTAAAAGGTATTGAATTTAAAAACGAGCCGATACTGGCTTCAGGAGGTAAATAATGACTGAACATAAAGCATCCAATCCGTTAGTAGTAATTAAAAAGAATCTGCATTCTTTACTAAAAGATAAAGCGGAGGCGTTACCGCGGGGTTTTAATGAAACCCGCTTTATTCAAAATGCCTTAGTTGTGCTTCAGAAAACACCTAAGATACAGAAGATGGAACCTTGGTCAGTTGCGTTGACTTTATTAAAGGGTGCTTTTCTTGATCTTGATTTTGCTATGAAAGAATGCTATGCAATTCCCTATGGCAATGAACTGGTTTTCCAGACGGATTATAAAGGCGAGGTTAAACTTGCTAAGAAATATTCAATTCGTCCGGTCAAAGACATTTATGCCAAAGTTGCTCAGGAAGGGGATGTTTTCGATTTGATTATTGAGCATGGGCGGCCTTCTTTTACCTTCCATCCCAAACCTTTTAATGATGGGCAAATTATAGGTGCTTTTGCTGTTTGTCAATTTGAAGATTACGGGATGATTTACGAAACGATGAGCAAGAAAGATATTGAAAATATCCGCTACAAATTTTCAAAGTATCCAAAGAGCAAAGCATGGGTTGAGGTTTTTGGAGAAATGTGCAAAAAGACAGTAATTAGAAGATTGCGAAAACATATTACGCTTGAGTTTGAAAATCCCGAACAGATAGAAGCAGATGAAATCGGATCTGGAGTGGAATTCAAAGAAGAGCCAGAAGATGCTATAATGATGCCGGAAGCTATCGATGAAGAGGAACATCAAGAAGAACAACCATCGAAAAGAGAGCAGTTAATAATTGAATTTAAAACATTGATTGATAAAGCCTGGCAAAATTTAGATGGATTTAGAAAGGGCAAGCTGAAAAATTGGAAGCCAGAAGAGCATATAGATGAAGAAATAGAAAAATGGATTGACGATTTCAAAAAGGTTTTAGAAAAATAAACAAATACAAAACAAGCCAATTGCGCGGGCAGTGACTGGATCAATTTGGGACCCATAAGAAAATGAAAAAATACAAATCACTTAGGAGGATAAATGAAAAAGCATAAACAACAAAGATTTTATCCAAAAAGTAATAAAGAAGAACAATTATGGGTAGCATGGATCTTCATAATAACTGCAATAATAGTAGGTTGCATGTTATTTCTATATAATACGACTTAGGGAATTTTGTGAGCGAAAACCTCTTGACAAAAATACAAGGGATGATTAATTTTGAAATGTTCATACTACCTCCAAGAAGTATTGAACAAAACCGGCTGGGAAAAGTTTGAGAGTGCTCTATCAACCCCTGATTGGCTTCCAGCCGGTGCCTTTCAGGGTTTTTTATTTTTAAAAGGTTAATATGGAAGTCAAAGATTATTCTGAGAACTATGGAGAAGGATGGATAAGTATATATCGGTCATTAAAAAAAAAATCATGGTACAATAAACCCGATTATTTAGCTATGTGGATACATCTTCTTTTAAAGGCAAATCACAAAGAGCAACAAATAATGTTTGCGGGGGGAATAATAAATTTAAAACCAGGCGAATTTGTCACCGGAAGAAAGGTTTTAAGTGAAGAAACCGGAATTAATGAAGCGAAAGTGCAGCGACTACTTTCGTACTTTGAAACGAAAGAGCAACAAATCGAACAGCGAACAGACCGACAGAAACGAATAATAACAATAAAAAATTGGGATATATACCAACAAAGTGAACAACGAGTGAACAACGAGCGAACAACGAGTGAACAACGAGTGAACAACGAGCGAACAACGAGTGAACAACGAGTGAACACAGACAATAATATTAATAATATTAATAATATTAATAAAAATACTATTAAGCCGAAGCGAAAAGCTTCGTTTTTGAAGATTTCTTTTAATTTTGAAAAACAAAGCTGGATTAATTTAAACGGTACTCATAAATCTATTTGGATTGAAGCATATCCTGCATTGAGTATTGATGCAGAGTTAAATAAAATGAAAGCCTGGTTATTGGCTAATCCTAAAAACAGAAAATCAAACTATGAACGGTTTATAAATAATTGGTTGAGCAGGGCACAGGACGGAGCATCTAAAAGAGGAGGCGGGAATTTACCGGAGGGATTTGAAGGTGAATATGATTCTAAAACAGGGAAATGGTCATGAGAGATATGATTAAATGGGAGCTTGAAGATTCAATTATTGGGCTTGCTGTAAATTACAAAGAATTCCAGGATTTATTTTTTAATAAACTATACAAAGAATTATTCCATTCAGAGATTAATCAAAAATGTTTCGAGATGTTAAAACAACTCAACAGAAAAAGCAATATACAGCAGGCAATTTGGAATGATGGAATTCGGCAAAAATACTCTGAAGAAATCCAGCATTTAATTTATTGTATTAGCCAATTTGATTATCGCAAAACACAATGGGAGATTCTCGTTAAAGAATTAATTCAAAATGATTACAGAAGAAAACATGAACAGATTCTTATTGAAGCAAATCAAATGAGCCTCCGGGGAGAAAATACAGAGACGGTAAATTTTTTTATAACTGAATCATTAAAACAAAACCAGGATTTATTCGACCACAATATTTTTAGTCTTACTGAGTTATCCGATATTTACGGGACCGAAGAAAAATATAAAGAGATAAACGAAAGTGTTGTAAAATTTGGATTCATAGATTTTGACAACAAAGTGATAATAAAAAACGGGGATTTGATTATTATTGCCGGACGCCCTTCTTCCGGTAAAACAGATATAGCGCTGGCAATGTCAAAAAATATAGCAAAGAATTTTATTCCGGTCGGTTTTATATCTCTTGAAATGAAAGCACAATATTTAATGAATCGGCTTGCATTGGGAGAATCAAATAAGTCCGACAAACCAAAGAGATTTATTGAGGGCGTTGAAAAAATATCAAGACTACCGATTTATATTGACGAGTCTCCAAAACATGATTTAATAACACTCAAAAAATCGATATTGAAAATGGTTGATTATTATAACTGCAAAATTATTTTTATTGACTATCTAACATTATTGAATTCTCCAGAAGATTCAGAAAACAGGACCCAAGAAGTAACGAAATTAATCGGCACATTAAAAATATATGCCCGTGAGTTTAATATCCCGATTGTTGTATTGTCGCAATTATCAAGAAATGTTGAAAAGAGAAAAGACAAAAAACCAATATTAGCAGACCTGAGGGAATCAGGTGCGATTGAACAAGATGCCGATTTAATAATCTTTACTTATAAACCATATATTTATGGGGTTAAAACCGATAAAACCGGAACTTCACTAAAGAATCACTTATTACTTTGTATTCAAAAACAAAGAGATGGTATGATTGCGGATGTTCCGATTTATTATGATGCAGAGAACAAGATATTTGGTAATTGGCAAACAAAAGGAGACCTATAATGCCAAAAGGTTTATCACCGGTACAGAGAACAATCAGAGAACTAAACAGCCAGGGCATTGTTTGTGGAATTGTTGAGCGATGGATTCCCTATGCTAAAAAACCAGGCTTTGATGGTCCGCCCGGAGTCCGCAAGGATTTATTTGACATTATTGACATTATAGCATTATCAGAAAGAGGGGTTATCGGTGTTCAATGTTGTGGATCTGATTTCAGTTCTCATATTCAGAAAATAACAATCGAAAAAGCACAAGAAACTTATGAATGGCTGAGGACACCGGGGACACAAATGGAGCTTTGGGCATGGCGAAAAGTCAAGCTCGAAAGAGGTGGCAAGGCTATGCGCTGGCGTCCGCGGTTAGCTCAGTTTAGACTTGAGAATGGCAAAATAATTTATAATGAATATCAACCAGAAGGAATAGCAAAGGCAGAGAGTAAACTATTTTGAATGACTCAAACAAAAGGCGAGTTAGTCATGAACATAAGTAAAATTAAATATTTCAAAGAAAAGGTAATGATTGACTATGAGAATAATGGGGATGAGTTTAGCCTTATTTCAAAACAAACTCCATTAAAATCATTATCCAGTGCTTTATCAGCTTTTCAGAAATACACGGCAGATTTATTGAATGTTAAAGCCGGTTTCACAATTAAGGGTATTCATTTTAAAGAAGGCAATGAGGATGTTGAGCATCGGATTCGGGTTGTCGGTTCATATCCGGTCAAAGATGGAAAGGTTTTTAACTTTGTGACTCCGCTTGATGAAAGCTATGACAATGAAACGGCAAAAAATATTGAACTTCTCATTGAAGAGACGAAAAGGTTTGTCAATGGAGAACGACTTCAAACAAACATGAATTTTAAAAAAAATCCTAAAAAATCTAAAAAATAGTTATATTTAACTAATTCTTAATCAAAAGAAAGGAGAGTTCTATGGATTGGAAAGCATTCTTTAAATCACTGTTAGGCTTTGCGATTCCATTTATTTATTCATGGTTCACAAGTCACAATCCCGGATTTCCATTAGTAGAAACGGACTTCGTGGCGCTTGTAATATGGATTGTCGGGTCTGCATTCGGCGGATGGGAAGCACTCAAGATTAGGATGAAGCTAAAAACAGGGAAAAGTTATGAGGCTTTTCTTAAATCTTAGATGCATTATTATTGTCGCAATGTGTATTGTCGCAATCCGGTGCATCGAAAAGGGAGTTTTTGCCCGGATTGCAAACAATATTTAGGCGAGAAGAGACCGTATAATAATTTCTATAATTCAAAGGCATGGAAAAGATTAAGGATTTATAAGTTGACCAAAAACCCACTTTGTGAAATCTGTTTAGAAATGAATATCAAAACATTGGCTATTGAGGTAGATCATATAACCCCAATAGAGCAAGGCGGGAATAAATATAAAGAATCTAATTTGCAGTCTATTTGTAAACAGCATCACAGTCAGAAAACTATTGGGGAGCGAAATGGCAATAAAGGAATTTAAAGTTAAGGTGAATCGTAAGGGCTTCAGAATACTAAAGAAAACCAATTCATTCTGGAGGCGATGGAAAGTAGTAACGCCGATTCTCAATAGCTGGTCTGAAGTATCTGAGGCATTAAGCATACTCAAACAAGGCAAGGAATTAATTATTAATAAAGAGGGGAGGAAATGAAGCACATAGTCGCTATCCGCTTTGACTATAAACCATCTTACTATTGGCTAAATGAACGAATTGATCTATTCCATAAATTCACAATCAAATCACTGTACAACCAAACCAATAAAGACTTCATTTTTGTTATTATTACGAATGTAGCTCACAGATTAGACCCGGTCATATTTAAAGACTTCGATGTTGTTGCCCTCAATGGTAATGGAGGTAGTATCTTCAACGATGCAGGTATGATATTAAAAGAATATATAAGAAACAATGTAGAGGATAACGAAAGAGTAATAACTTCACGCCTTGATAATGACGATTACTATTTACCAAACTATGTTAATATTATAAAGCTATACGGAGTGAATGAAGGTGATTTCGTTGTTGACCTTCGAGGATATTGGTTTGATACGAGGACAAATGAATATTATACTAATAAGAGATATATAGAATTGAATGTTACTTCTCCATTTCTTTCGATGTATTCAACGAACGACCTGTATTTAAAAACCTGTTATGATTTGTCTCATGATAAGATGGGAAGTAAGCATCTAACAATAAAGCCATTCAGCGATGGATGGGTTCAAATCATTCACAAATATAATTACAAGATGGCTCGCATTAAACCAGGCGGACTTGAAGGTGAGCGAGTAGAAAGGATAGGGGGGTTTGTATTATGAAATCTCCCTTTTATTTGAAACTCAACTTTGATAGAAAGAAACAGCAAATGAAAGTAGGGATAACAAGATTTGGTTTAATTATATTATATATAAAAAGTATAGTAAGGACGCTTAAACAAATCTCTGTAAGGTTGACGAAAAGAGCGAAGTCAAACTTTCACGTGAAATTTTTTGGGGGTTGAAAATTTTCTATATAAAAAAGGGAAGGCAAGAAATGAAAGTTAAGCAAGATGAGTCTATGAAGTTTCACAAATTTTTTAAAGGTCATTATCGCAAGAGAAATGAACTGGTTGTGGATTTATTGCAGATCCACAAACCCAAAAGAATTATCGAATATGCAGCAGGTGATTCCGATATACCGGAGCTATTATTTAAAAGAAAGGGCAATTACAAACCTGAAAAATATTTTTGGTCGGACAGGGAAATTAAATTTGTCAAATTGGCTGCAGCAAGACTTGAAAAATATCAGAAATATTTTGAATTCAAAAAAATTGATGTTGACACGAATGATTTTCTTGACGTTTCATGGAATAGTTTCGACTGTTTGATTGCGAATTCGCCTGAGCACGTGAATAGAGATTTAACAATTTTGGCTTCATTGAAAAAAGAATGTTTAGTGATAATGACGTTGCCGAAGTTTTTAATTCAGAGCGGAGGGCATAAAAGATGTTTTGGAATTGAAGAAGAAGTGAGGATTCGTTATGGGAATTTGATTAGGATTGAGAAAATAATCGATTTAGAAAAAACAATAAATTATAAATCATGGTTTGTGTATGGATTTAAAAGCTAAAATATTCGAAGCGAAGCGGTTAGCCATTGAGGAGCCGAATCCAATTCCAGAATTTATAGAGAGAATGATTAGGCGGAAAGAAAACAAATACTATCCGTTTCTTTATCATCTTGCGAAGTTGACAAAGCCGAAATTTGTCGTTGAATTGGGAACTAACAAGGGGACCGGAGCACTTCATTTTAAATTTGGTTATCCTGAAGCGATTGTAATAACGATTGATAAAGTTCAATTCAATCAGAGGTTTTTATTAAAACAGAATATTTATGCTACTAAAAGCGATACAAGAGATAGTCAGAATTTGTTTTTCGTGCTGAATAAGGTTGATATTTTATTTATTGACTCGCTTCATACTTATGCTCAGGTCGTAGCCGAACTGGAATTGTGGGGTTCCCAAATTAAAGAAAACGGAATTTTGCTTATGGATGATATTCGATTAAATACCGGAATGACCGAAGCATGGAATTTAATAGAACTAAAAGACAAATTTGAATTTAAAGAGTTGCATCCGGCAGTTTCTTTTGGAGTGGCAATATGGAAAAATTAAAATATTTAAAACAATTATTTCCGGAGTGCGATTTATCGGCATTGAGTGAAATCGGAATTAATGAAGCGTACCGATTAACCAAATATCTGAATGAACAATTAGAATTGTCTGAAATGGATTTTGGTTTGATTGTCGGTTATTCGCTGGCATACCAGAGATGGAGCGAATTGAGTAAAGAGGTTAGTGAGTTAAAAAGCAAGTCGAGACAGACAAGGAAAGGCGATCTTGACATTCATCCGTTGGTAATAGCCGAACAAAAGCACTCAATTATTTACCGGCACTGGTGTAAAGCATTAAGCGAAGAGTTCAAAGGCGATCAGTTCCCAACACCATTTCCGCTTGGTCGTGGCTTGCCAAATAAAGACGATGATGAATTAGATGATTTTATTACTCAAAAACAGCAAACGAAAGATGGGGATTAAATGGCTTCGGCTGGTAGAAAAGACAAGCTAACGGAAGCGACTAAAAAAAAACTATTGAATGCAATCAAAGAGGGGATGCCGATTTCCCATGCACCGGCTTACGCAGGTATTTCATTTAGAACTTATTATAACTGGAAGCAGAAAGGGGAGGCGACCGCGGGAATACTTCTTAAATATAATTCTCTTTCTGAAGAGAAAATTAATGAACTTGAAAACGACAAATACTTTTTATTTGTTCAATCTTTAAAAAAAGCTGAATCTGAATTTATAATGACAAACTTAAAAAGAATAAAGACAGCAAAGGCAGGTTGGCAATCCTCCGGCTGGTTATTAGAAAGAAGATTCCCTGATTTATTTGGAAAATAATGATCTATTATGACGAACTTAAATACGTTATCGAAAAACTACCTATTCCCAATGGAGCGGGAGCAGGCAATCCAATTAAATTAATTCCCTGGCAAGATAAAATCCTTCAGGAGTGCTTTGGAGAAAAACGCTATGATACAATTTACATCGAAATCCCTAAAAAGAACGGCAAGACTTCACTAAGTTCCGGTCTATTGGTTGCTGAATTTGCTATTGATAATGAACCCGGACCCGAATTCTATTGCTGTGCAGGCGACAAAAATCAGGCTGGTATTGTATTTAGTATTGCAAGCTATATGATCAGAGCAACACCGGCGCTTAAAAAACGAATTCAAATCGTTCCATCACAAAAAAGATTCTTTTGGAAAACAGATCACACCCGATTATTTCACGCATTAAGTTCAGACGTTGACAAAAAACATGGATTCAATCCATATTTTACTATTTTCGATGAACTCCATACCTTCAAAAAGCGTGACCTTTACGATGTTATGAATGCCGGTGATATTGCAAGAGAAAATTCATTCAAAGTAGTAATTACGACCGCGGGCAATGATATGAGTACAATTTGTGGTGAGCTTCACGAAAGGGCAGAGAAAACAATCAGGGGAGAATTACCAGAGACCGATTTTAAGGGTTATATTTTTACGGTTGAGGATAAAGAAAAATGGAGGGATGAGGAGCAATGGTATATTGCCAATCCATCTTTAGGCGATTTATTCCCAATATCAAAATTGAGAAAAAAATACAATGATGCTTTTCAAAAGCCGATAGCGGAGGCGATGTTTAAAAGACTGCATCTCAATATTTGGCAGGAGAATAAATATCAATGGGTGCCGGTTGAGTGGTTTGATCGTTCAATTGTGGAAAAAATAGAAAGGTCAAAATTTGCTCAAGGCTTTGCAGGACTTGATTTAGGCTTTGGAGGCGATACTACTTCTTTAAGTATTTTAAAAAAAATTGACGATTTTTTCATTTTTGATACTTATATTTGGATAACAGACGCCGAAGCTATAAGGCAGGAGAAAATGTATGGTGTTTCCTATCCCGATTGGATTCGTAAAAAATACGTTAGGCGTTATGGGAATGAAATCCCCGATTATGACATTCTTGAAACAGAAATCACTCAAATACTTAGAGACAATGGAATTAAAATCTGTGGTTATGACCGCTGGAAAAGTCATAATTTGGTCGGTAAGTTATCGAGGTATTTTGAAATGATCGGAGTTGCGCAGGGACCAAAGACAATGACGATGCCAATAAAAATCTTAGAGTCATTATTGAGCAGCGAAAAAATAAATCACTTAGAAAATCCAGCAGTCAGGCAAGCCTTCAAAGATATTTATATCAAAGAAGATATAAATGGTAATGTTCAAACCGATAAGCAAAAATCCTTTCATAAAATTGATCCGGTAGTTAGTTTATTAATGGCTTTACAGATTGAAGAAACGCAACCGGAAAAGAAACCGTCTATTTACGAGAAAAGGGGAATGTTATAATGAACCCTATTCTAAAAAATGCTCCTATTGATTTATCGGTTATTTATTTTTGGAAGTGAAATGAATGCGCTTATAGATTTTATTGTACTTTTTATTTGTTTACTGTTTATTTTATATTTGTTCATAGAATTTTTGAACGGCTTGCTGAAATATGATGGGAATTTAAGACAAATGTTTATTGACCTGAAACAAGAATTTAAGAGAATATTAAAATGAAATTTAGAAACCTTTATACCGGAGTTAAAGGGAGTGTTCTCCAGCTTCTATTGTCAGAGCAAGATGAAACCAAAATAGCCGTAACTGAAAACAATGCCTTAACAATCTCGCCTTTTTTTGCCGGTGTTAATGCACTGGCTCAATCAATAGCTCAACTTCCATTAATTACTTACAAAAGAGGCGATAATGATTCCAGGGAAAGAGCAACAGGCATACCGGAATTTGATTTATTGAAATCTCAGGTTGGGGAGTTTACGACTTCTTATGAATGGCGCTTTGCCATGATGGTCAAATTGCTGATTAAAGGTAATGCTTTTAGTCAAATATTTAGAAATACCAAAAAAGAAGTAATTGCATTAAAATTTATAGATCACTCACAATTTAAAATTGATAACGGGCAAATAAAATTTCAGTTAAAACCGAATGAAGATAAAACGGAGCGGGAATTTAATGATTTAACATTGAAAAGGTCGGACGTACTTCATTTAAAATATTTTATTAAGAATGGAGTAAACGGGACGGGTATCCTTGAATATGCAACTGGAGCATTAGGGTTTTTACTTGCTGCAGAAAGGTTTGGTACTGATTTTTTTACGAATTCAGCTATACCTCGTGTTTTATTAATTCATCCAGGGGAGTTGGGAGAGACAGCAGAAAAGAATTTAATCCAAAGTTGGGTTGAGAAATTTAAAAAGCGTTCCAAATGGGAGCCAGGGGTTCTTTCCGAGGGCATGGATATGAAGCTGCTTACAATTCCAAATGATCAGGCACAATTTTTAGAATTAAGGCAATTCCAAATTACAGAGATAGCGAGATTTTTAAGAATCACTCCTCATAAGCTTCAGGATTTAACCAGAGCAACATTTTCAAACGTGGTCGAGCTTAATCAAGAATTTATTATTGATTCATTAATGCCGATTACAATAAACTGGCAGCAGGCAATCCAAAGGGATATTTTCAGAAAGAGACCGGAGTATTTTTGCGAGTTTCAATTCAATGATTTGATTAGAGGAAACCTGTTAGACAGGTTTAATGCTTACCGATTGGCTATCCAAAGTCGGTTTATGACAATCGAACAGGTGAGGAAGTTGGAGAATTGGAACGAGTTATCTGATGAAGAAATTAAAAGGAATTTGCAGCAGCTTGAGAAAGTTAATCAGGGGGGGAATCTTAATTCAACAAATCCAAATGAACCAGTTGGCAGAGAATCGATGACAATGGGAGTATAAAAAATGAAAACCCAATTAGAACTTTTAAAAGGCGTAAAGGAACTTTTTGAATGTGACTTTGAAGTCACAAAAGAAACTCAAACCGAATTAGAGTTTACCGGCTATGCCTCTGTTTATGATGTTGTGGATCTACAAAAAGAAGTTGTAAAACAAGGCGCTTTCGATGATTTTTTAGAAAACCTAAAAGACCCCGGACAAATCCCTATTCGTTTCAGACATACTTTTGATGTTGGATATCACAAGGAATTGATTTCCGATGAACATGGACTGTGGATTAAGGCAGCTATTGATAAAACTATCCCGGAGGGTGCTTTTGTGGCAGGGTTAATCAAAGAAGGCGGATATTCCGGCTTGAGCATCCGGTACAATCGTGGAATCGGTTATCGTGATGGGGATATTGTATATTTAACAAAATTAAATTTGGTTGAGAACTCAATAACATCGGACCCGGCTAATCAATTCGCATTGATTGATGGGATCAAAGAAAACAAAGAGCTTTATTTACTTTGGAAGAACTTTATGCTGGAGCAATTAAGATTATCGGGATTAAGCAAAAAAGATTCAAAGGAAGTTTTTACTTGCGGAGTTAATGGTTTCGAGTGTTCGATTGAAAAACGGCTTTTAAATGAGGTGCTTAAAATATGGGATTAAAAATACTTCATCAAATTCATATAACAATTTTGTCTTGAAATCAAAACAAAAAAAATATTGCATTTGTAATATTACAATCGTTATATTGCGATAGTTGTGCTCGTATGAGGCTGAGACTGAGCGTCCAGGCAAGGTCAAGGCGATTCGTCTAAGAATCCAATCATACCTAAAAAAATTTAATCATAAGAAAATTGTCTCAATTAGGAGAATACTAAAATGAAAAATATAATTTACACCGCAAATGGCAGTGCTTACTTCCCTGGTAATTTACTGACAAATCTTGAAGGCAAAAAGGATGCTGCATCTGAAATCAAGGAAGAATCCAAAAAATTATTCGAAAAATTCAAAGAAGCGAATGAAGCGCTCAAGTCGGAACTGAAAAAGGATTTAGAAGATCAACAGAAAGAAAAGTTGAGTAACATCCATACTACCTTGAATGAATTGTCCGCTAAAATGAAGGAGAATACCAATAAATTTGATCAGGTTGAGAAGGAAAGAAAGGAATTGGAGCAGAAAATCGAAGATCAGGAGAAGGAATTTGCTCAGAAGTTAGCGGATATGCGTCCTGCCTCTATTGAGGATGCTGAAAAAGAAGTTAAGAAAATGGAATTGGAAGCGACCAAGGAATTCATGAGAACCGGAATCCTTGAGCAAACGAAAGAAGTTTATAAGGATTTAAACCTCGTTTCTCCCAAAGTGATGATCGAAAAGTGGGGTCAAAAAGCTACCCTTGGGCTTTCCGGTAATGAATTTATCATCCCCGCCGAAATCGACTCCATGATTCAACGTCTTGTTTCTCAGGAATCAGAGATACTTGATCTGGTTAATGTAGTTAGAACCACAACCAGGGATTATCGCAAATTAATCAATCAAAGAGGCGCCGGTATTGCGAAAGCAGCCGAAACCACTTCCCGGAGTGCTCAAACAGCACCGACATTATCTGAAGTTGAGCCATCTTATGGTGAGTATTATACTCTGTTTGGTATTTACAACCATACGCTTGATGATGCCGGATTTGATATTGAGCAGGAATTGCTCGATGCCACTTCCATTGATTTTGCGGAAAGTATTGATACTGATTTTGTCAGCGGGTCGGGTACGAATACCATAAAAGGACTAAATGCTTATTCCGCGGTAGCTTCTCCATCTTTTGGTCAACTGTTAAAAATAGTTTCAGAGACCGCCGGTGGAGCAGCTATTACCTATAATGATTTGATGAAAGTCATTTACGGTATCAATAAGCGTTACCGAAGAAACGGAGCGATTCTCACAAATAGGGCAACTGTTGCCACTATCCGACAAATCGAAGATACCAATGGAAATCTGGTAATGAGACCTTCTTTTAACGAAGGTCGTTTTGAAGAGAACTTCTTAGGTTATCCGGTTAAAGAATCCGAAGAAGTTTCGACCATTTCAGGCGGGAACCGGGCGCTTTACTTCGGTGATTTCTATCGTGGCTATCTATTGCATATTCTTAGGGGTATGCGAATGATTCGTGATCCATACACAACCAAAGGAACGGTTCTGTTTTACGTATGGGAAAGAGTCGGTGGCGGATTAGCGGATTCGACTGCTCTTTGCACCTTGCAGATGACAACTGCTTCATAAACAACCCAAACCTATTCAGTATGGCTGGTTCTATTGCCGGGAGCCAGCCATATATATAAAAACAGGCGAAAAGGGGAAAAGAATGAAGCTAAAGAGAGTCAAATCCGATTCAGCGGTAGAAGTTTTTGTAAGTGGCAAAGGGATTAAATCGGTTATAATCATACCTGGAGGCAGGCGTATTGTTGGGAGCGTTTATAAATACGCTAAACTCATATCAAAATTTTCAGATGTTTATATTCACTGGGCCATTGGTTTCAATCGTTTCAAAAGAGAAATGGAGCGGATTGAACCCGATTTTGTTTTTGTCTGGGGAGATGGTCAAACTAATTATGCCTTTGCTCAAAGATTGGGTTTGAGTTATGTATTAGTTGAAATGGATGTTTTCTCTTTGCGATGGGGAGACATGAAAGCTCATTGGTTTGAACCGGATATGGTTAAGGGTGCTGAGAAAATCATCTGCACAAGTAAGCTTCACGCAGAATATTTAAAAAAGAAATACAAAGTAGAAAGCCTGATTATTCCATTGAAGCCTTTCTCAGAGGATTTGGAATTTTCTCCGAAACCAAAAATACCTGGCGGTAATAATTTAGTTTATGCCGGTAGTTTGGTCGGATCAAAGGATAGGCATGCTCCCTATGGTTATCGTTATTATATCCCATATTTCAAAAAACTAAAGGCTTTGGGCTGGAATATTCATTTATACCCGGGCTATGAACTTTCAAATGATCGAATTGATGAATATGACAATGCCGGATTTACGATTCATAATCATATTGCTCAAAATGAACTTTATAGAGAACTATCTCAATATGACGTTGGTTTTCATGGTTACAATAAAGAAGGCGTTCCCGAAGTCAGTTTTAATTATTCTCAAATGTGTTTGCCAAATAAAACATGGGAATACCTTGCAGCCGGAATTCCGACAATTAGCTACAATGGCGGGTTCAGTTCTGATTTCATCAAAGAGGGCGGATGGGGTAAAAAATTAAGGACATTAAATAAAGAATTCAGTATTGATAATATAAAAATTACCTATAAAATGAGACATGAGAATATAATTGATCCTTATGTCGAAGATTTAAAAAAACTTTTGGGGATTGTTCAAAATGCAAATATCTCATAGAGCATTAACAAGTGGATTAGCAACCATTACCTTAGAAAAGCTCAAAGAGCATCTAAGGATTACTCACGATCAACAGGATGATTATATTACTGCTTTAGGAAAGGCAGCAGAGAATCTGATTACCGATTTGACGGATATTCAACTAAGATATTCGGAGCTTGAAATATATTTCAATGAATTGTTGATTGACATCCCTATTCAGCCGATAAAAACTCCGATCACAAACGAATTGGAATATTGGGATGAAGATGACTACACCGCTTTTGATTCCGATGATTACGATTTTATTATGACAAAGAATAATTTGAGAATTTATATTGCGGTAGATCAATTTGATATTACCGATTTGCCGGTTAAATACAAATATCACATCAAGTTGAATGCAGGATTTGAAAATGGAATAACTGATGGCAGGATAGAATTAGCGGTTTTTATGCTGGTCGCACTCTGGTACAATAACAATGTGCCGATAAACCAGGCGAGATATTATAAGATTCCGTATTCATTGCAGTCTATTATTTGGAATTTAAAAGGGATTATTTTTCATGAGGCTTCGTAATGGTTTTTAATTATCCGGTTGCATATTATGAATTGACTTTCAGCAATGATACAATGGGCGGACAGACAACCTCCCAAACAGAGGTGATTGAAACATTATGGACAAAGAAAGAAGAGCTTGACGGCAGGGAATTATTTGATGCTCAAAGACTGAAATATGAAGAGCCTCGAAAATATACCTGCCACAAAAGAACGGATATTAATATCGGTGGTTTGATTTATGATGATTCAAAGTATTATATAATTAAATCGGTAAAAGAAATTGACAATTATCTTTATGAATTATTGGCTTCAAGATACACAGAATTGGATGCTTAGGATGATAAAAGGCGCTGATAAAATAAGAAAGAATCTTAAATATTTTGGCTCTCGTGAACAGAAGAAAATATTTGATACCGGAGTCAGGAAAGGCGCCACTGTTATTTTGAAAAGAGCAAAAGAATTAGTGCCGGTGAGAAGCGGTGAACTAAAAAGATCATTGGGGGTAGTTAAAAACAAGCAATTAAGCAGAGGTGAGAATTCAGGTTATTCAATTACTACCCGAAGAGGGAAAAAATTTAGAGGTTGGTACGGGCATATAGTTGAATTTGGCTATGGAAGGCAGAGACCGCAACCATTTTTAAGACCGGCTATAAATGAAACAAAAGCCGAAGTAGTAAAAACAGTCGGCGATGAAATTTGGAACGATATGGAAAAGAGGTTAAATAGATAATGCCAATACCTCTTTTAAATCAATGGGTAAGTCAGGGGCTTAAAATCCTAAAAGGCTCCAATGGCACATGGGATGATACTTTGACTGAATCAATAACGCCTTGCTGTATCCTGAAATTAGGCAGCACTTATTTCTTATATTATACCGGCTCGACCGCAACGTCGGTGAATAGAAAGTTAGGAGTGGCAACTTCAACCGATGGAGTTAACTGGACAAAGTATGGCAGTAATCCCATTATAGATTTTAGACCAACACCGGACGATGAAGAGGGTATTTTTACTGCCGTTGGGGTTGTTGATGGTGGGACTATCTATTTATATGTTGGAGAAATGACCAAAGGAATAACCGCCAATACGACCCTTTACACCTCAACCGATGGATTTAATTTCACAAGAGGAAATATCGTTCTTGATCACACTGATAGTTCTATTTTGGGATATGGGGACGAAATGTATCCTTTAGGGATTCATAAAGGGAGTACTTATTGGTTCCTGAGATATACCGGTGGTGGGTCGACTAATTGGGGATTGTATATTGCAAGATTATCCGATCCCGATACGGTTTTTGATACTTATGATACTGGCACAGATTGGGCGATTGGAAGTTCTAATCCAAATATTTATGATATTTCTACACCTTATT